GCCACCGGCCGCCATCCAAGCTTGATGCTGACGCGCTTGGGGCGTCCAGAACGCTCTAAGTGCTCGTCGTCAACGCTTTGGGCGTCGACTAGGGGCACCCGATCACGAAATTCGACCTTATGGCCGAACTTGTGAAAGGGTTTCCCTACGAGACACTTAAGTAGGGCCCCGCTCCCCTCCAATTGATCAGGAGGAGACCGAGATATCAACCGAAAGCCCTTAGTAAGGGGGCTTTGATATCTAGGATGAAGACGCTGGAATTGATACCCCAGCGCCGACTCCCGGCCCAACAACGGTGAGGACGGAGCTACGTTTGGGAAATGATGTAACAATTTCCCTAGGTAGTCATCCATCCATGCTGCCAACCTCCATTGACCCGCCCAATAGAGCAGGTTTCTGAAGGTTACAGCAGCATTAACACCGTTCGCGTCCTGCCGTTGTGTAGGAAGAACAGAGCGACACTTGACGATGGAAACGTCGTTGCCGTCGTAGAACTCCCTACCGCAAGACTCTCTAAACCTACCGGTCCAGAAAGACTTGCTGATGTTTACTCGAAACCCAAAAGTCTCGAGTTCATCAACAACGGACAGCACATGTTCTCGGGGAACGATAATATCGTCCCCGAAAACGCGCACCTGCCCGCGAGAGTATTTGACAACTACCTCGCGGGAGAGCGGAGCACTTAGCTCCCTCTCTATTCCTAGGAAGATTAGTGTCAAAAACACCATAGCTTCCATAGGAAAGCAGAGAGCTGAACCCATAGACGCGAACTTGGCCAGGCGTATTACGCCATAACCAGGTACATCAGCCTTCCGGGAACGACAGGATTGAATAGCCTCATGCAAATGAGGCCACTCCTCTGTCATCCACCGTACATGCTGATTCGAAACACGATCGGAAGCCTCGCTAAGATCTAGCGTGGCTAGAGATCCATCTCTGGATCCCTTTTCGGCTAAGAACCTATTAGGTTCCTGGTCGTCTATACCGATCATCTGATCAAGGGTTACAAAGTCCTTAATCAGATTAGAAATACTACGATAGAGCGCTTGCTGTGCATATTGCATAGCGGTTGGCTCAATCGCAATAATTCTGGGTGTTTTGAGCGTTTTAGGAACGGTGATAACCCTCACGGGAATCTCCGAACCAGGTTCGAGGAACGTCACATCTGCCTCTTCAGCCCGGTACCAACCAGGGCTCGAAAAGAGGAAGAGCTCGGCGGGGAATACCCGCTCGAGTCGTGCAGGCCAGGATCGTTGAACCCATTTCTGATTGCTCAGAATACGGTCAGCGACACTACCCGGCCCGTGCTTAGGGACGAGGTCACCCCAGTAGATCTCGCGATCCACCTGGGTGAACAAGTCACCAAACAGCAATGCAGATACAGCTTAAAATCCTCACGTGAGTGAGGAGGTAGGCGAGCATCCGCATCACGGACGTCCTGCTCACATTGGACATACTCCCGCATCGCTTTCCTTTCCCGTCTAGGGGAGACGATTAAGTCTCTCCCAGTTGAGGGTCCCGAAGGATCCTCAGGAAGGGCGATCTTGCTAAACATCAACGTTAGCTGACGAATAGCACGGATCGAATCGACGTCGGGATTATCCAAAAGTGCACCACTGGCAGGATCGAACACACGACCAAGGAAACCCTGTAGGAATACAGGGAAACCAGTACGTGAGCCCCGGGATCTTTTGAACCCAGGACTCTCAGAAGGGTCGACAAAACCACGGTCAAGCCATTTTTGGATGACTTTTCCGTAGTCTGCCAGGGTAATCGCTAAAAACGATAACCCCTCGTGTTCGGTCCGACGCGCGACGGTTTTTACGTCGCGCGCGGCGCTAGTGCAGCATCTTGCAGCCCAATCATCGGCTGCAATCGACCAGAGTGATATCAGGCTTTTCATGTGTCCCCCTTTGTTGAGGTGGCACAATCCCTTGCCTGTACCATTCGCGGGTCTACTGTGCTGAGTTGATCACCCAACTAAGTAGATCCTCGATGAGCCTAGTCAGAAGTGACGCCAAGGTGAGAACGAATACAACCGCCCGAGGGCTAAGCTGTATCCGTATATCAAAATGGCGATCACTTTCCGTATAAGTACTTTTCGAAAGCAGCCCCATCAGGGCCACTCGCGAAGGTACTCCGAGAAAGATAGCAACTGTTTTACGCTCATATGGATTTTGTAATCATCCACAAGGCGTACGATAGCACGACGGAAATTTTCATCTCCGTAAATGTTATCGACAACAATCGCTACCAACTCGCGGACTGCCTGCGCCTCATTGGAATTCCGTTTATAGAAATTCTCTAGAGGCGAAGCAGCATCGGTCCCATCGTCACAATTACGACTCATTTCCCAACAGCTTGGAAATGAGAAGGTCAGCGGAGGCGGAAATCTGGGTTTTGAAGCCCTGATACACCGCCATAGCCTCGGCTGCCGTATACCCAGCAGGCGGAATGTCAAAGACGAGATAATTACTCATCCCGACTTTAACGTTCTCCGCCGGCCGGAACGGATCCGAGGTTAGCTTATTGTGATCGATCCTGATCAAGTGACGGTTCCTCTTCCCGAAGGAATGGGAAGCCGTCAACTTAATCAGGCCATCCGCGCTCAAGTACTGCGACTCGAACTCATCCACGCTTACGCGTGGAAGAGGCGTTGTCACGGTACTGATCGTGATGGACTGTGGATCGGCGAATGACATAGGCATCACTCCTAGGGCCCGGGTTTCGGACCCCTCTGGCGTTTAGACGCTGGACAACATCTCCTAGTCACGACCCTTGGTTATACCGAGGGCGACCAGGATGGCGGCCTGCCGCTTCGTAAAAGCGGACCAGGTCAATCCGAACCCAAATGGTGTAGCCTTTCGCCGCTGTTTCGTTTCAGAAACAACGGTTAAGGGGGTCGGGTTTACGCGGCTTATAAAACCGCTTGGACCCGCCCAAGTATAGGCATCCGTGACAGAACTATGTTCCATCACGTAGCCGTACTTCATCACCAAACCGTCTTTGGCCCAGTCTCCGACGTTGTGTAAAACATCGCCGAAGCTGGAAAACCAATCGACAGCCCAACTCCAGGGTGTGAGGTCCCAGAGTGTTTCCGGGGTTATCTCGGGTTTAAGCATAAGCTCAGCCCGATCTGCCAAACTTTCCATAGTCTTACGGGTTTCATACCCGATAGGCAAATGGTAAGTAAAGGCACCCGAAAACCAACAGTCAACGACTGTTGTTCTGGTTAGCCACACACTGCCGAAGCGTCCGTCCAACTGACTAGCACTAGAAGGGTTAACAACCCCAACCGTGCCAGACCGAAAGACGGATGTAGTTACGCTTCGTTGTACAGGAAACCGATACCTACGCCTGACAACCCTGCCAGCATCCCGCTCGTATTGTCTTACGACTTTACGTGCGAGAGTTAATCCATTCGCGAACGAACGGATATCGCTGACAAGCGGCAACCAACCAAACTGAGCGTTGAGATAATCGTCGCCCGCATTCTTTGCGGACAATGTCCTATCTCTCCACGTAGAGTGCCCGAGAAGATGTGGAATACCATCTTTCCAGGCCTCCAGCAAGGAGGTTGTCATGTTGTCAAGCGGATTTCCGGGTTTACACCTAGCAATCGCTTGAGTCCCCAGAGCATCTAAAGTGGTTTTACCACTCGCGATGAACGGAGGAAACGAGAGAAGGCCAGGTGAGACAGCGAGAACGGGGCCGACATAATCGTCGGTATACTCGAAATCGCCGGCTTGCCTCTTCCCTTTCAGAATTTGTACCGGTGCTTTTATAGGCACCTGATACTTCTTCTGAGTGAAGAAAGAGCCACCGGAATCGTCGGAGGTTTTACGCCTCCAACCAGGGTGTTCGGTTGACTCAGTCACCTGAGTCCCACGTAGCTTCGGGTCGTTCAACGATCCTTTCGACGTAGAGTACTTCCACGCCGAGGGAGGATCGAAGATCGACTTCGAACCGTTACGGTTTATTCCAAGAGGGTATGAAACCTCCGGAATTGTCCGCTTACGAGTAGTCATAATCGACTACCAAACGTGATACTGTACAGCTGGAAAGGTCCCAGAAGGTAACCTCCTTCTGATAGGTGCGTACTTGCGTACGCACTAGATGTTGCACTGCGCTAGGGACCCCCTTACGGGGG